TAGGTAATCAGAATAAAGATCAGCAGTTAATGCACTTGAACAATATATCTACAATGCTCACTGGTATTGGTAACACACAGTTTGGTTATCTAATACAACCACAGCATGTACACAAGTTAGCCACTGAGTTTATTAAGAATGCAGGTTATAGAAACGCGGCTCAGTTTATTGGAGACCCTGCTGATGTTAAACCACCAGAGCCACAACCAAGTCCTGATATGATTGCGGCACAGGGCGAGTCACAGAAAGATATGGCTGATGCTCAGTTGAAACAAGTACAGGCTCAGGCACAGCAAGCAGAGGCTCAAATGAAGCAGACAGAACTACAGCTTAAACTAGAGAACATGAAGTTTGAGCGTGAGAAGTTTGAATGGATGAAGAAGAAAGAAGCGGCAGAACTTGGACTTGAAGCTCAACAAAAACGACCAGTAGGTATTGGTGACAGTAAACTAAGAATGAGTGGCGAGTAATGGACGAAGAAAGAAAGGCACAGGTAGCCCGTGAGCTTCTACGAGGTGGTCTCTTAACTGAGGCTATCTCGGAAATACAACGAGACATCTCGATAGCTTGGGCTAAGTCAGATGAAATTGACGAACGCGATGAGCTATGGTACGTACAGAAAGCCGTAGGAATGGTTGAAGATGTAATAGAAGGATATGTAACAAACTACGAATATCAACAAAAAGTAAAATAATGCTTTACATTTACTTTAAAGTATGGTATAATATATACATAGATAACATATAGGAGACTACCCGTAATGGATGTCACTAACAACGAAAGTTTAGATAACGCAGTAGCCCAACTTTTGAATCCCTCTGTAACGGAGCAAGTGAAAGAAGAAGAGCTAGAGCAAGAAACCCTCGAAGAGGAAACTCAAGAGGTCACTGCTAAAGAAGTAGACGAGGAAGTCGAAGCTGAAGCAGAGGAAGATACCGAAGTCGAAACGGAAGAAGACGAAGGTGACGTTGAAGTGGGGGATTCTGACGAAGTAGAAGAAGAGTCTGAAGCTCAAGAGATGACTAATGAAAGTGATTTTCACACGGTTAAGGTAGATGGTGAAGAGTACGAAGTCAACCTCGAAGAGTTAAAGAAAGGATATCAACTAGAACAGAATTACACCAAGCGTGTCCAGAAGCTACAGGAAGAAACTAAAGAGCTTGACAGCCTTAAGACTAACCTAAACGCTGAGAGACAACAGTATCTGCAACTTATGGAACTAGCCGCTACGCAACAACTAGCGGAGGTTAATAAGGCTAAAGAACTGTTAACTACTATCGATAAAGAGAACGACCCTGTTTCTTATGTTAAACAGCAGTTACGTGTTCAAGATATTGAAGAAGGCTTACGTAATAATATTACAGGCTTTCAACAAGCTAAGGCACAAGCTGAGAAAGAGAAGCAAGAGGAACGTGCTAAGATAGTAGCGAGAGAACAAGAGAAACTTAATCAGCTTATTCCTGAATGGATTTCTCCTGATTTCCAAAAGGCTGTCGTAGAATATGCAAGAGGTCAAGGTTATGATGACGAGACTCTTAATAATGTTATGTCAGCACGTGATATTGCAGTAATGAATAAGGCACGTTTGTACGATGAACTTGTTAGCAAGAAGGCAACCGTCAAGAAGAAAAGACAACCTATTGTTAAGAAGAAAGTAAAAGCGTCCTCACCTGCTACTGCACAAACACGTAAAGCTCGCGCCGTTAAGGAACAACGACAAAAGCTCAAACGCTCTGGTTCAGTGAATGATGCGGCACAAGCCCTTCTATCACTGTCTTCTTAATCTTATTTAAAGGAATACTATAATGGCTAATACAACTTTTGAAACTTATGGAACTGTAGGTATCCGCGAAGACTTAGCAGATATCATCTACAACATCGCACCAACCGACACTCCTTTCATATCTAACGTAGGCAAAGGCTCTGCTTCTGGTACTTATCACGAATGGCAAACTGATGATTTATCAGCCGCTACTGATAACAAGGTAAATGAAGGGGTTGCCGCTCCTGCCGCAGAAAGCTCTGCTACTGCTCGCGTTGGTAACTACACTCAGATCGCTTCTAAAACTGTAAGCGTATCGGGTTCTAACGAAGTAGCTGATGCCGCAGGTCGTTCTAGTCAAATGGCATACCAGTTGGCTAAGAAAGGTATGGAACTCAAGCGTGACATGGAGAAGACTCTAGTAGGTACTGACAAAGCACAATCCGCAGGGGTGGCCGCAGGTGGTTCTCAAGCTCCTCGTGAACTTGGCTCTGTTACTTCTTGGATCGGTACTAACTGTTCTGTAGGTGCTACAACAGGTGCTGTTCCTACAGGTGATGGTACTGATATTGCTACTTCAGGTGATGCGCGTCCTCTTACTGACACTCTTCTAAACGGAGTAATTGAAGATATTTGGCAAGCAGGTGGTAACCCATCTATGATTATGTGTGGTGCTTTCCAGAAGTCAAAGATCACTGGCTTTGAGGGCAACACAAATACAGCTCGTAAGTTTACCGATGCTGAGTCTAAGAAGTTCATCAACGCTGTTGATGTTTATGTTTCTGACTATGGTGAGTTAAATGTTGTACCTAACCGCTTAATGCTTACTGACACGTTGTTAGTTCTTCAGCCTGATATGTGGTCTGTTGATACTTACCGTGACTTCCAGACTAAAGACCTAGCTGTAACAGGTGACTTTGAGTCTAAGCAACTATTGGTTGAGTACACTCTATGCTCTAAGAACGAAGCGGCTTCAGGCGCAATTCGCGATCTGACTACTGCTTAATAGCTAGTCTATATTGTCGGGCTATCCTTCGGGGTAGCTCGGCTTTCTTATTTATAGGAGTATCCATGTCTGACGTTAAAACCCATATCATTCAAAACAATGATGACACTATCAGTATCGGTACTACACAAGACTACACTGATATATTCGCACAGAATCAACTAGAAGCAAACAACAACCTTAATCGTAAAACCGATGGTGATACATGGGGACGTAAGGTAGCTTCAATCCCTCTTAATATAATTAACATGTGGTGCAAAGAATGGAACTGCACTATGATGGAATTATTCCACGACCCTGACTTAAAAGCAAAGATGATGCTACGATTACGTAGTAGAGATTACTTAAAACTTAGAACAGATCACGGACGTATATAATGGCAGTTAATAATCTAGGTGAACTCAGAGCTTTAGTTAAAGACTGGGCTAACCGTAAAGACATTCCCGATTCAGTATATAATTCATTTATTAACCTAGCGCAAGATCGAGCTAATCGTGTCTTGCGTATTCCTGTACTTGAAGGATATAACAATAACCTAACTATAAACTCTGAAGGTGCAATAGCTTTACCTGAAGATTATCTAGAAGCTAAAGCAGTGTCTATCGATTATGCAGGTCGTACGTATGATCTTGAGCGTAAGGCTCTACCAACTGTAGTAGGTATGCAGACAGACGTAGGTCTTCCTAAGTACTTTGCTAGACAACAAAACAGATTCCTTATAGCACCTCTTAACACTGAAGTAACTAGTGTTAAGTTGTATTATTATATTGTAGTAAATAACCTAGTTAACGATGCAGATACCAATTGGTTTGTTGAACAAGGTACAGACCTTTTACTCTATGGTGCATTAGCTGAACTAGCACTATACACAAAGAACACAGAAGAGGCTCAACTGTTTGAGTCTAAGTTTAGAGGCTCTGCATCAGAACTAGAAGCTATGGCAATGAAAGCTGAGTTCTCAGGGTCAACCATTGGCGTACTTCCACAAGGGTAAACAATGACAGGTTTCTATAAAGATTACGCTGATTCTTCTGATACGCATCAAAACAGTGCGGAGGCTTCTGCGGATGCGGCAGAGGTTTCTGCAAACGAAGCGGCGGCATCTGCGGCGGCGGCTTTAGTTTCAGAGAATAATGCTAGTGCTTCTGAACAGGCGGCTTTGGCTTCTCAATCTTCGGCTAGTGCTTCAGCAACTAGTGCTAGTGCTTCTCAATCTTCGGCTAGTGCTTCAGCAACTAATGCCAGTGCTTCAGCAACTAGTGCTAGTACTGATGCAGATGATGCAGAAGACTCAGCCACCGAAGCCGCGGCATCAGCATTAGCGGCAAGTAACTCTGCTACTACAGCACAGAACTTAGAGATTACCTCCGCATCCTTTGACACTGCTGATGGTACATTAACACTTACTAAAGCTAACAGCGGTACAGTTACTACAGACCTCGATGGGCGATATGCAGAGTTAACTGGTGCAGACTTCACTGGCGATGTAACCATTACAAATGGCGAACTTACAGTTAATGGGAGCGCAGAAGCAGAGTTATTTAAAGGCGATATAGAGGGCGCAGTACATTTTAAAGGCGCAGTAGCTAGTGGTGCTACCCTAGCAAAAGGCGATGTTGTCTATGTCTCTGGTCATTCTGGGCAAAAGACAGAGGTTGATCTAGCTGATGCAAGCGATAGCTCTAAGATGCCCGCATTCGGTATTGTTGCCGCAGACCCAAATGGCGTTAATGTAGATGTTGTAACCTTTGGAACTTTAAAGTCTATTAACACAAGTACCTACACCGATGGTGATGAGCTTTATGTAGATACAACAGCAGGTGGTTTAACAGCTACAGCACCATCAGGTGAGAGCAACCTAGTACAAAAGATTGCCAAAGTAGTTAGGGCGAGTAACAGTGGCAACATTAAAGTTATGGGTGCGGGACGTACTAACGCTACGCCTAACCTTAACGATGGTAATATCTTTATTGGCGATAGTAATAACCTAGCTACTACTACAAGTTTTGCTACTGAAGTGGATAATGCTACAACAGGCAAAGCAGACCTAACAGGTGCGGACTTCACTGGCGATGTAAACATAGCTGATGATACAGAATTGCAATTTGGCACTTCAAATGATTTAAGGCTTTACCACGACTCTAACACGAACAGTAGTATTATTAGGGAGCAGGGTACAGGTAGTTTACTAATACAAGGGGATGATTTACATATAACCGATACAAATGGTGCTAAGTACCTATTGGGAATATCTGGTGGACAAACAAAACTATATCATAATGGCGCAGAAAAGCTAGACACAAAAAGCGCAGGTATTAATGTTACAGGAGACATTACACTAACTGGAACAGTAGATGGTGTAGATATTGCA